ACCGTCAATATGTATTCTTGCTAGCCTAGATAAACTTTCCTGAACTTTATCTAATCCAATTTGAAATGTACCTGATATATCAACCAGCCTAATAAAACTTGTTAATGTTTTTACATTAAACTGATGGCAGCAATAACTATAAATTCTAAAGTCTAAATCCTTTAGCTTATTTTCTTTTAAAACTACTGTATCAGATAGATAAAAATTCGACATAATTCTGTTGCCTAATAAATTGATTACCGCATTTGTTTGCTTTAATTTTTCTGATTAAATAATCTTTGCTTTCACAATTAGGACCGTGAGATTTTAAAGACATATACTCAAGGAACTGCAGCATCTGATCTGGTGTTAAGTTCATCCATTGTTTAGATGAATAAGGAAAGATCCTTTTAATATCGAACCTGATTACATTTCTAAATTTTGTACTCTCATCAACCGTGTAATAAAATTCAAAGAAAGGTATCTCTGCAGCTTGAGCTAAAAATATATATGGTCTTTGCTGCCAATTAGATTTGCCTTTAAAACTAAAGTCTTTATTGTAAATAGTATCTGCTAGAAACAATGGCTTTGCGCAGGCAGGACAAGTACCAACACAATCAAGGTCAAAATAATTAATTCCATCGTGCTGCTCTCTGTGCCAATGGCTAAAAGGTGATACAAGCTGGTCAAAATACTGCATTCTTGGCATATATTATGCAGTTAATATGCTTGCCTTATTTGTCAAGACTGTCAGTCTTTTTTTGTTGCAATTTAAAGACGAATAACTATATAAGAAACTATGAGCAAAATTATTGCTAAGAATGTAGAGCATTCATACTCACCAAGAGTACCGAACAGAACTGAGCCTAGAACATTTGATCGATACTCTATTTATATAGCTAATAACACCGCACAAATTAACCTTTATTCTATCTACAAAAACAAAGAAGAAATTAAACATAGCATTATTGGCGATATAGAATTTGTATTTCCTGAGGCTCTTAAATTTATACCTGATGAAAGAGTTAAAGATTTTTCAAGTGACTTTTCAAGAATGAGTATTGAAAACGTCGTAGAAATTAATAAGAAAAAAGGTTTAAAGATTGAGCATCATAAAATAGGAAAAAAAATTTCAGACTTTATTGTTGAAGATAAATACGGAAAGCAATTAAACATCGAAGTTAAATCTAAACCTAAACAAATAATTGATCTTGGTTTGTATGATTACAAAGGACCAAGCTTATTACTTGCAGAAAGAATTAGAAATTCAGGATTAGATGTATCTCAAATAGCAGATAAAGTTGGCATCCATTATTCAATGGTGCAGAAACAAATGAGAGGTGAAAGAGATATAACAAGAGATCACGCTATTGCTTATGGAAAAGTTTTTGGTTGTGATCCTGCAGATATTTTATTTGCTCCAGCTCAAGTTCCTATCTGGGCAACAGTAGATTTTTTAAGACTTAAAGATGGTGACTTACCTTACAATGCAGGTGAGCTTGTTCCATTACCGAAAGATAAATTAAAAGATAATTATGTTGTTGTTCCAAGAGATATTTATAGACCTGATGTTAAAGCAGTTAAAGTTAGATCAGAAGGATCAGCTTTAGATGGAATGGTTTTATTTTATTATGCAACAAATGATGTCAGACAAGATTGTATTGGAAGATTATCGATCATTGGTGATAACGAAGATAACGATCTTGAGTTATTTAGATACGGTCAAAGCCAAAGATATTTTATTGGTATCTTAGAAAACTTTAGAGGTAAAACTAGATTATTAAATCCTGATACATTTGCAAAAGAAACTTTAAAAGATACTGCACAAAGCTCAGATATTGTTATTCAAAATGTTCAACCAACTTTTGCTGCACCAATTGTTGCAATAGTTAATCCTCAACAAATTAAAAAAGATAAATACGCTGAACAATTATTTAGAATAAATGAACAAGCATACAGAGGACAAAGATTATTAGAAGAGGCTAAGCTTGCTTGGTCTGCAAAAGCTACTGCTGAAATGTTGCAGCTTAGAGATCAACAAGAAAAATTAAAAAGAAATTTAGAAAACATTATACAAAGATTAGCTGAAGAAAAGAAACAAGGAACATCTTTTTTATTTAGTGCAGTAAAAAGAGACGATGATGTTCGTATGATCTATGAGGAAATGCAAAACATAGAACGAATGAAACACCAAACAGATAAAGCAATATCAACTTTACAACAACAGGCTAAGAAAAGAGCGTGAAGATAAAAATTATTAGAGGTATGGATTGTTATAATCAAAAGGATGCTGCAGCATACCTTGAAATGGCAGTCTCAACTTTTCAATATTACATTTACGATAGCTCAAGAACTGTATCAAAGATCCAATTTATTATTTATAGAGGCAGACGTTGGTTTCCTGTTGAATATTTAAAGAAGTGGAACGAACGAGATAGCAACATTTTATATGCTTATAAAAAGAAGAGAAAAAAAGAACCTGATTTATCTAACGTAATTGATTTCGAAAAACCGAAAGAACCGAAACAACCGAACAAAACTAAAGCACCCAACAAAACATCTACTTTAGACTGACAGTCTTTTTCTGATTTACATATAAGACTGAATGATTATATCAGTCTTAATGTTAAAAAATATTAAATTAGAAGATCCACTTAACGAGTTAGCGCTACCGCTCTTTGCTAAGAAGTTAAATATAAATCACTTCTCACCTACTCAGTTTGCAATACCTGATGGTAATTGGATTTATAAATATTTAGTTCTTACTCAAGAAGAAAGAAGATTGCTACCTGCAAACTCACAAATGAAAGCAGGAGTTTGTGTAAATAATGTTTTACAAAATCATTTAGCAGATACGATTTGGAAGTTTGGACCAACAAAAAAATTAACACCTGTTCCTAATAAAAATAAAAACAGAGATAGAAAAGAATTAATATTTGAAGAACTACAAGAGTTTAAAAATTACATACCAGCAGATGACAAAGACCAAGCTAAGAAAGATAAATACTTAGATGAAATCTTTGATGTATGCGAACACGGTTTCTCAGCGCTAGAGAAGATAGGTGTTGCAACTTCTTATCCTATCACTTGCGAACAACAAATATCTATCACGCAGGAATTTTCGTCCTTGTTATTACCTGTAGTTGGTAGAACTGATTTTACTTTTGGAGGTGTTGGCGACAGGAACGGTATCATAGACGCTCCTAAACCTGCTGGCATACTCGAGCTTAAAACTCAGTGGAGTAAGGTTGGCAAGATTAAGAAAAATGGTGAGCGTTCTTTTATTTCCTTGTCCGCTCCAGCAACACCTAGCTATAACCATTTAATCCAATGTGCAATGTATGCAGCTTATTGGAATTACTCAGTACCTGTCTATTTAGTTTACTTAAATAAAAACGAATACAAAATTTTTGATAGCAACAATTGTATTCATTTAACTGTAGCTGGTTTGCAAAACCTTTTTCAAAATATGATTAATGTTTTTAAAAGAAGAGAAAAACTATATCGCAGTTTGAACAATTAGAACCAGAAGAAATTATTACAAATGTAATTGGCTTAGTAGATCCAGCGCTTGAGCATCCGTATTGTTGGCACGGTATTGGTGAAGAAAATTTAAAAAGAGTTAAAGAATTATGGAACGTCAAATAATAAAAGAATTTGAACAACAACAGCTACACAAAAAGCTTGTAAGAAAAAAATTAAAGAAAGCAATAGAGCTTTTACTAATCATAATAATTTTAGGAGGTCTAATATGGCTAATAAAATAATACCTGATGATCTTATCACTACGATAGATGATTTTAAAAAAACATCTACAGGTCAGATGATAAACATTCACGGTAAAGACTATGCAACAGTTGCTCATCGTTTGGCAGTGCTGCGTAGAAATCTTGGAGCAAGAGCTAAGATTGAAACAGATATTATTTCCATCGATAAAGAAACTGTTGTTGTTAAAGCAACTATTTCAGTATCAGGAAGTGTAGTTGCAACAGGCTTAGCTGAGGAAAAAAGAACTGCCTCAAGAATAAATCAAACGAGCGCTTTAGAAAACGCTGAAACATCAGCAGTTGGAAGAGCGTTAGCATTCTGCGGAATTACAAATGATAATATCGCAAGTGCAGAAGAGGTCGCTAATGCAATTGAGCAGCAGGACCAAAAAATACAGAGTGCATTAAAAGATTTAAAATCAATTTCTCACGCTGGAAACTACCAACAGTGGTTGACTAACTACAAAACTTTTCTCGGTGATCTTAAAGGAAAAAATCCAATCACCTATCAAGGTTTTATGGAGCAATTCACTACAATTAAAAATCAACTCAAACAAAAAGGAGTAATACAATAATGGTTGATAACGATCAAAAAAAAGAACGACCTCAATTAGGTCTAGCAATACCTGTCTCTAATAAAGCAAAGCCATCGAGCTACGATTTAAAAGGCAGCATAATGATAAACGGAAAACCTTTTAGGTTTGGTGCTTACAAAGCTCAAGCTAAAGGTGGTGGCAAACTAACGGAAGGTCAGGAGTATTATTACTTCCACAGAGTAGAGGCAATGGATGATGCAGCAAGTGCTGGCTCACCTACTGACTTTAATCCTGCAGAGTTGGAGGCGTAATTATGAATCCTGACAAGTTCAAATCTGTAGCGATTAACATCAAGACATACAAACTGCTTGAAGAACTATCGCAAAAAAAGTTTGAGCTGCCTATCAGTATGTCAAAGACTGTAGAGTTTTATATTCAAAAAGGTTTCGAGGAGTTTAAAGTAAATGCAAATCGAAAAGCTTAGTCGAGAATTAAAAGCTTTACGGAAAACAAAATCCGAAGAGTACGGTCCATTCAATACAAAGATGCAAAAGATTGCAGATGCTTGGACCTTACTCGTAGGAAAAAAAATTAGACCGCATCAAGTATGTTTAATGTATGCGATCGCAAAAATCATAAGAGCAAATACAGAATATAAATACGATAGCTACATTGATGCTATCAATTACCTAGTGCAAGCAGATGAAATTCACAGAGAAGATGTCTCGGAATTGGTCGATAGCTACTTTCCAACAAAAACAAAAGAGGATGTCTCTTTATGAGTTTAAACTTGAAATGGAATTTTGCGGCTACGACACATACGGCAGACATTACAAAAAATTTTACAAGATTTATTTAGATGAGTTGGAAAAGCAGAAATCAGAATAACGTCATACCTTTCAACAAAGCAGTTGAGAATAAGAAACTAATAGATGCTGAGATCAGATTAAGAAAGCTTATGAAATCTATTGAGTGGAAGATGCAGCAGCCTATGTGGGAAATGTTATTGTTTGATGATGAAGAGCTACAAATCTTATCAAGTTTTGGCGAGACACTAAAGTTCGCAAATGAGCAGACCGCACCAAAAGTGGCGTCGGTACTTGCAACCTATCTATTACGAAAACAATCTGAGGAGGATTTAACTTTATGAAAAGAACTAGAATACACAGACATTCAATAGATCAAACTGAACTACAAGCATCACCACACTGTAGCTTAGGTGGCAATTGGTTTGTCAAAAAAAATCAAGATCAAAATAAATTTTATCTGCAAATGAGCAGCACACTATATCAGGAAATGTCACCTGATTGTTTCCAACAAACATTGGAGCGATCAAGGAACTTACCTGTTGAACAAATGAAACAACAATTAAAAAACTTTGAGGTAAATTATGGATCGAAAAAGAATTAAGTCAGAAGATAACTTAGAAATAAATAAAATCGTAGGAGCTAACTTAAGATTTATCAGACAGTTGGCAGGTAAAAATCAAACTAAACTTGGTGATGTTATTGGTGGCGTAAGATTTCAGCAGGTCCAAAAGTATGAAGATGGTCGAAATTCTATGACTGCCTTTAGACTATGGAAAGCTGCTAAATATTTTAACGTACCAATGGAGGCTTTCTTTGATCCTGATTACATCAAGAAGATGAGAGCAATACACGAAACTAAATTTTTTAATAAAGGAAGTATTAAACCTAAAGACTTCTTTAATGTTTATTACTACGAGAAAGAATTAGACGACCAGCTACATACAGATTTGTATCAAGATAAAATTAAAGGTCGTGAGCTTACACCGCAGGAAGAAAAATTCTTAGAGGCTTTCGATGGCAAAGATTATTAAGACAATTACAGGTGAGGCTATGGTTATAATTAAAGAAACTTTTATTGATGAAGAGGCAGCAGCTAGTGAAGAGAATGAACCAGAGACTAGGTCTGTAGAAGTCACTGATTTTAAAATTGAGAATACTAAGTGGAGGAAAGAATATGACAAGTAATAATAATGTACCTTACAACATTCCTTTTGATAGCAAAATTCAAAGAATAAAAAAAAGGTATCAAGGTCTATCAAGAGTAGCTGCAGCTATAAATGATTTGTATATCTATGGAGTATATCCTTCCAACTATCCTAATCTAACTACAGTTCTTGAACAAGCTAAGGACCACGTAAAAGAAATTATTAAAGAAACAAAAAAAGAAATCGCATTGATTGAAGATCCTGCAAGCAACTACGATCTAACAATTCAGGATCAATTGGAGGAAATAAAAGATGAGTGATCCATACATTAAAGAAATTATACAAAAGAAAAATTGGATTGAAGAGGCAACTGAAAAAAATATTCCAAGCGAAGAAAGCTTAAAGGATATTTCAAAAGGTATGCTGGCACATAACATAAGCTGCCTTAAGGATGAATTAAAAGTAATCACTGAGGAAAGAGACGAGCTTTATAAAGACAATGCGTCTTTAGATAAAGATGTTCAACTCTACAAAGTAGAAGTGGACCAATTAAAAATAGTAATAAACGATCAACGAAAAATAATTGCTGATCTAAAACGGAAAGGAAAAAATGAGAAGAAGATATACTAACATCTACAATTCAAACACGTACTTAAAAATTTATTTTTGGATTTTTATTTTATGGTGTTTAAGTAAAGGTTTCTAATGAACTTTATTAGAGAACATATAATTTGGATTATACCATTCTATAATTTTATATTTATAATTTTATGTATGCTTGGATATGCTTTGTTAAAACAAATAGCTTACCTGCTGCCTAAAAGAATAAGAAAAAAATTTGAATGAATTACAGAATGCCACCTGAGACTTTCTTAAAAAGTCCTTTGTCTATAGTTTCTCAGTGCTGGCTATCTTTCTATCGGCTATAGATGTAAGGCAACAGGCGCAGTTAGATAGGAGCTGCGCCATATTACCTTTTAATTTTAATTTAATAATTTGATTGGTTGGTTTCTGAACTGCTCAATCTTTGTAGCAAGTTCTTGATGTTCCTCTACTTCAAACAAATCGTGGTCGCCGTAAATACCTCGAGTGGTATTGTAATCGTCGTGTCCCATAACTGATTTGATGTAGTTCTCAGATAGCTCCAGCCTCGCTCTATTCTTAATTAGCTGCGCTGCTTTTAAATGCCTCCAAGTCTTAGACATACATCCTTTAAACGGACAAGAAATGATAGTGAACTTCTTACTGTTCTTATCATTATTCCATTTAATCTTTGCCAAACCTAAGAACTCGTATGTTGCATAAACAATCTTACGAAACATAAACGGTGATAAAGGAGCTGATCCTCTAGTCGCTGCTATAAGGAAATCACTATCTGGTCTTATCTTGTTTGAAAAAGATAACATCCATTCTAGCTTAGCTTTAGCATCACCATTAGGATTGAAATAAACTTTACGTTTAGATCCTGTGTTTTTAGTTTCAGTGCTATAGGTCCAATGCTCAACATCAAACTTACCACCTACATAAACGTAGTTGTCTGTAAGATTAACTTGGTTTTTCTTTAATCCTAATATTTCGGATCTTCTAAATCCAAAATAAAATAAGATATAGAAAATCATACAAGCATAACCTGCGTGTATGCTATCGTTCCTATGCTCCCAAACAAACTCTAAAAGCTTAGCAGCATCTTTAGGATTAATAACTGTAGCAACTACAGGATCTCTCATTAAAGTATCTCTAGGCTCTTGTTCTCTAGGTATTCGGTATAGCAAAGCTGATTGAAAGTTTGAGTGGTATTGTTCTTTAATACACCACTTAAAAAATCTTCTTAGGTTTGCCAATACAAGGTTAGTTGTTTTGAAAAGCTCAGGTTTATAACTATTACCTGTACCTAAAAATTTATTAACGAACTCTTGGATCTTACGTCCGCCTATTTCGTGAACGGCGCAATCTTTAAAGTTAGGTTGAATATAATTTTTAAAGTGAGACATAT